CATAATGGTTCCGTTGTTTGGTGTATGTGTGATTCTACAACTAAGCTTAATAATTTGAGAAGGTATGTCATGTCTGAGACATTTAGGTCTGCCCCCATGCAGCAAGATACAGAGCTATCTTCCTTTAGTGCAATCACCATAAACTTTTCCCCAAAGAAAAATCTGAGATGATTATATGGGTCAACAGGAAGCGGTGTGATGTTTTCCATAAGATATTCGTAACAAACAAATGGAAATAAAAAAAGCCCTCTTTTTTAGGGAGGGCTTCTGCGTCTTATTTCTATTACCTAAGTGTACGAGTCCTAGATAAATCCGATAAATGCTGAGTCTCCACCTTCACTCTTGTATGCCTTGAATGAAATCTGGTTTGTCATAATCCCATCTTGATCACCATTTGGCATGGCTGTAATTTTAGCCTGTGGAAGCCAAAATGCTACCACTTGCTCAATTTGACCAAGAGTCGCAGATGGATTGTAGGCATATCCAAAGATAGAGATTGTGCTGTTATTGTTGAAAGAATCAAATCTATCGACGTTATCATCATCCATGTAAGGAGCGATCTCTCCAGATACAACAAACTGAGTAAATCTTGAGCCAGATTTTCCAGAAGCTGAACAAGCTGAAAGAACTTCTGCTTTAGTGTTCTCGAAAGTAAGACTCAATGAGTTATAGGCAACTTTTACCCCATTAATCCAAACACAAGCGTTTAAGATAACTGGAGGGAGAGCATCACCAGAAAAGTTTGGAATTAATGGCGCTGGAAGTGACTCAACAGATTGAGCTAAATCTAATCCTTCTACAGAAAAGTTGAAGTTTGAAACTGCTCCACCTTCCCAAGACTCAAGAGAAGCTGAAACTGATCTACAACCAGTAACCTCTTCCTTAATATCTCCACCAACATAGTTTGTAACTGAGAATGTTGGAGCGTTATCAGCAGGGTAGAATGTAGAAGATTTTGAAATAACCACGTTATCAGCAGGAGCAGAGGATAATGCAACGCCTAAAGTAATTTCCGCAGCAGCAATAGTTGCGTCAATTCCAGAAATAGGTCTTGCTTCGTAAGCTCCAGATTGCTTAATAACAATGATGTCACCTTTATTATATTTAGAAATATCTGCGTCTTCGATTTGTAAAACAGTTGAAGTATTTCCTGCTTTAGTAACCGAAGTTGTAGAAATTTGTCTCTGACCGCCAAGAAGTGACTTTAAAAGAACTTTCTCTCTTGGGTATGCACCTTCAGCCGCACCTGCTTTAAACTCAACAGGAATCGAACCAGATACCGATGCAAGACCTACTCTTGAAGCATTAATTTCAATTGTAGATGAAAGAAGATTTCTTTGAACTTCTTCTCTTGTATATTCGAATCCAACACCATCAGAAAGAACTTCAATGGCATCGCCTACGACAGGAGCAATATAAATGCCCTCAGTTACTTCTTCTTTAAGGTATACCGATGACTTATTTTTAACTACAAATCCCATATTTACTCCATTCTGTATTTAATTGTGAAAGTCGCTTCAATCTTAACACTTTTATTTTCTTTATCAACCTGTGGATCATCTATGCTAAAGCTTGAAACTACAAGAACACGAGGAACATTGAAGTTATCAAGCATTATTGCTCTGTAAATTGTTTCATGGATTAGGTAAATGTCATAGATTTTTTCATCAGCATCGGCATCATTGTCTTTTCTATTCCTGTAAACATCACCAATCTCTATGGTAAAATCCTGCTCAAGCGTAACAGTACGACAAGTCCCAGCAATAAAAGTACCTGCTCTAGGTCTGATAGCATAATAAGCCTTAGTTTTTGAGTCGGAATTTAGACTCGAATCCCATACATATTGTGATTTTTGGTATGTCGGAGCTATGGTGCTGACATAGTTTTCCAAGGCTATTTTAATATCTTCAACTGTGCTCATTAAAGCCTCTGTATCTTGATATATTGTAGAGCTTGAGTCTCAATTGGTTCCTCTTTTCCATCATTATTTTCATCCAATGAGAGAAAGTTAACATTTATTGACTCTCCATACAGTCTGTCAAAGTCTTTGGCTTTTTGATACCATTTATCATCAACAGTGTCAGATTCATTATAAAAGATAGTTGCAAGAGCCTTATACTTAGAAGCCTGCTTAACCTCTTCATAATTGTGAAGATCAAACTGATCCAACATCTTATTAACGCCCAGAGTTGAAACAGACTTACCTTTATTTCTAAGGTAAGTGAGTATTTGATTCCTTGCCGATAAGTGGAATCCGATGAATGTAGTTGCTCCATCTGGAAGGTATTCCATAATGCCAGGATATGATTCTTTCAAATCATTATCGTCAGAGAATACTAGGTTTATTCCTTTTAAAGCAAGAGCGGTAATGTCATTCGCATCAATTGAAAGCCTGTACCAATAAGCCTCCACTGCGTTTATTGAGGTCTTTGCCTGATTGTCGATATTTCTGTTCCAAGTAATAAACCCAGATTTCTTAAGTCCAAATGTTTTATCTTTTGTCTCTATTGGAGTCCAAGATGACCCATTGTAATATTCAAGAACAATATTATTATCTTCAAGCTGAGGCTGTAACTCTAAATATAAAGCATCTATCGGCTTGTAATAGCCAATATGGAAGTATTCAGAAGTTGTAAAATCTTCCGTGAAGGTATCAGAAATGAAATTTTCTAGGATTAATGAAAGATCAATTGTGCCTTTAAATATTTTTAACATCTTAATCCCTTATAAATTGTATTGGGTGTTATATCTATCAATTGCTATTTGCATGAATTTTTCTAGTCTTTCATAGGCTTGCTTTCTTAGTGTAGGCGAGCAAGAGCTGTATGGGGTGTCGTCAATATTTATCGAGTCGTTAGGTCTGAATCTAAATTTTACACCGTCTATAAACACCTCAAAATCGTCTAATGCTCCTAATGGTGTGTTAGACAAAGATTCTAGAGCTTGTGTAAAAGCCAAAGCCATCTTTTCTCTAAGATCAGCATTGTTTTCTACCTGCATTTTATATTTATTCTGTGCTATTGGTGCCGGCATATTATCCTCTTAAGCGTATAGCTGGTTATTCATTGCTAACTTCATCAATCCAAGACCTTGAGTGTAATATTTAAGTTGGTTATATGCGTCTAAGGAGGAAATTTGTACACCGTCCAATGATCTAACCACTTTTGAGCCATTCCATTCAAGGTCTAAGTGACCAGTAGACGGAGCGTTAATGTCTACTAGTTTTGTTTCTAACATAGCAAAAAAAGAGACAACCCTATCTTTTCTTGTTCCTAGTGAGGCGTATTGAATATCTACAAAAGTTGCCATTTTAAACCCCTAAAATTTGTGAAGTTGATTCTATTTTTAATTCTGCACGATATTCAAAACCGTCTTGTCTTAATTCTTCAATAGCTAGTAATAAATCTTCCATGCTTTCTACTTCTTCAACTAAAAACCACGAATCATTTTCTAATCTCCAAATTGTAATCATTTTAAACCCCTCGAGCTGTGATACATAAACAAAATAAAGAAGAGCCTATACCCGCAGTTGATGTTACCGCTTTTATAAATTTAGGTAAGCATTGTGAGGAGCTAACCACCTGAACGCTTGTGCCAACTGTTGCCGTGAGTGTTGTCGATGGTACGTCATAGAAATTTAAGTTGTCGTTAGACCCTACTAGTTTAAATATAGGTGCCGTTCCGCCTGCGTTCATTGTCACAGCTAATTGAAATTGGTCGCAACCCTCGACAAGATAGGTCGGGGTAGTTGAGTTTAATGTGTTTGGGTCGATTGTTCTGTTTACAAAGTTTCTCCAAATGTCTGAAGAAGTATGCCTTGATGGTCTAACAACTATATTTGTAAAAGAAGGCGTTATCCCTCCTACAGTTCTGACATACCTTATCCCTGCACCTGAAATTCTTATTTGAGGTGTCTGATATTGTCCAATGGCTGTAATTCTTGGAAAATGATAGATGTCAAAATAGTTTGTTCCGTCAAATGTTTCTTGCACTACAACATCCATGAATTGACCCGTGCCAGACGTTGCCGTAACGTTTACTTGGAAAGCCATGTTTGATGTATTGTTAGTCGAAATGTTTGCGCTTGTCTGGGTTGTTGTTATTGCTAACAATGCAATATCGGTAACTGTGACTGCGGAAAGTTGAGCAGCAGTTATCGAGGAAACAGTTGTAACTGTTCCTACTGATGTTAAAGTTCCTACTACTGTCGCGTTTAAGTTACCGGCTGTAGGTTGTGAAATTGCAGAAGTAAAAGACGCAAAAGCTGCTTGAGATAATCTTGTATGAGCACGAATTGAGCCACCCGTAATAGTGGTCACAATTCTCAATCTTATGTATCGTGTCTGAATAGGAAAAACAAAAATGTTTTGCGAAACTGTTGCCGTAACGGCTGCGACAATAGCCGCCCCGGTTAAAAGCGAATGGTTAAACATGGGGATTGCTTGGAACGTCACGTTATCGTTAGAACCTTCCAAGATAAAAGTTCCGGCTGTACCTGTAGAAACTACTTGAATTGTCCCACTTCGATAACCTGCGGCATCGGTAGATGTGGCACCAGATGGGTCTGTTAAAATGTTGGCAACAATCGCCGTTTGTGTCGCTTGACCTGTTATGAACAAATCCGGCATAGATGTAGAAACAACTTGGTTGGAAGCTATTACCACTCTCTGAGTGTTTGCATCAGAAACACCAGAACCAAAAGTCTGATAAGCTCCTGTCGCTGGGTTTGTTGGTGTGGCTGGTAGTGGTTGAGTTGGTGTTAATCCGTTACCACCATTAAATGAAGCCAAATCGGTTGATGCCACACCCGTCAGGGCTACGGGTATCGCTCCGTTTTGAGTTACGTCTACGATTAGCTCATTGTTGACGTTCATAGCAGGTGCAGATAACACACCCCCATTAAGCACCGCAAAACTTAAAGCATTATTTGAAAAAGGAGCGGGAAGTACGTCGTCTAAAGTCCCACCAAAACTTGAGTTAAGAAGATTTACATCTAAGCCCGATTTGCCGCTAACAACATCAATCGAAGCTTTTGCTTCTTCTGTTCCCACTGATTCATCGTAAATGATTTGAAGAATATCAGTGTCTGCCATTGATGATGTTGAGTAGTCTAGAGTTAATTGATAGTTTCCTAGAGTCCCACTAAATGAACCACCTGTTGCAGATGATGAGCCACCGCCAGTGGCATATATTAGAGTTTGGTCAACTGTTGTATTTATAACTGCTAACAATCTCTTTGGCTCAAAATTAGGGTACATCGAAAAATCGATATAGTTTGAACCTGCGGAAAAATAATATTGTGTCGTTGGTAACATTCTTTTCATAATTAAACCTTATCCGAATATTAGAGCTTTAACAATTGACTCAATATTAGTTGTGTATTGTGGATGCGGATCAGCAGCAGCTTCGTGATTTGTTATTCCAATAGCGACTCTTGCATCAGAAGCAGAATCAAAATCAGATATAGTTGCGGCTAATTGAGTCCCTGTGTGATTCGCTCTTTGTGTAGCATCTACGTTTGGCACATTCCCAAGACCAATGTCGTTTGGTGAAACATAATCTGTTACCTGAAGCCAATTTGCAGGATAAGCCACTGGAGGATAACCTGCTGCCCCTATAGATGCGATCATTCTAAATGATGCACCATTGTACATTACACCCTGACCAACAGAGTAGGTCACTCCGTTATTATAATCACCAGTCCAAGTAACATTTGTAATTAGATTTAAAGCATTTTGAGTCGCAGTCGAAATTGGTTTGTTAATATCGCTCGTGTCATCCACGGAGCCTAATCCAACGGCTGTCTTATCTAGTGTCTGCCAAGATTTGTCGCCTCTCCAATACTGTGCGGTTGTTCCGGCTATAATGGCATTTTCTTTTCCATTCCACGTAGTCTTTTCTGTGTCTGTTACAAAGCGATATGAAGATGTTTCAACTATGTTGGCAGGATTAGTTGCGTCTACGTTTGGAACACTTCCTAAGCCAACGTCAGAGCTTGTGAGTGTGTGATTCTTCCAAAGAGATGTTGCTGACTCATATTGTAATGTTTGACCATTCGCAACAGAAGCGATTGCCACGTTATGTAATTCTTCAAGCTCAAATCCGTTTTGGATTTTTACTTCAATAGTTCCCTGAGTTGGGTGTGACCTTGTACAAAAACCAATAAACACCATATGATTTGGTGCTGAAGGTTTGGTCATAGTCAATCCACCAGCAACACTAGGCGATAACCACAAAGCTGATCCTGCTGTGAAAGCAGTTGTGTTCAAATTGTCTGCAAGACCAAAGACAACCACTTCACCATTCGAATTATTTGCAATTGATGTTGCTGTGATCCCGATTGTTTTTGTTGAACCAAGCTCAGTATTCGCCTGAGATAAAGCAAGTGTTGGCACATTTCCAGATACACCAGAAAAATAAACAACAGTTTCAGATGGTATCGTAACACCAGTTTGATTTCTTGCCGTTGTAGAAAGTTTGTTTGTTGCTGATGATGCTAGTAGCTGCCAATAAGTGGTATTTGTAGGGACATTTCCTGTTGTAGGCAAAATGCAAATGTAAGATGAGTTCCCATAAGAAACTGAGTCGCCAACTCCATAAGTTGTGGCTGCATTGTAAACACCAGTGGGATGGATATTAGTATTGATTTGAATTGGATTTAATAGTTGGACAATTTTAAAATCAGACATAAGTTAGACTCGCTCTGTTGTCCCAAATTTGATCAAAATCATTTGATGCTGCGGTTATTACAACACCACTAGAAAGATCAATCTTCTTAATCTTCCATTTGGCTTCTGATGTCAAAGCACCAAAAAGACCTTCACCTAAATATATTACTGTTGAGCTTGCCTGATCGACTCTAAGACCAGATGAGGAATCTTCTGAAGTTGTTGCGATCTTGGATTTACCATCAGGAGCATCCCGAAAAGCATCATACCATCGCTCATCTATGTTTGATTTCATTATCAGCTCCTAACTTTATTAATTAGAGCCTTTATTCTTGGTTTTAGCAATGACTTCAGTTATAGCCATCTCATCAATTCGATTAAAGAACCATGCGACCCATTGCTTGCCGTCATGTTGAATTGAAATATATTTAACTTCTCCACCCAGTGCTTTTTGATTTAAAAAAAGTAACCGCCTCAACTCACTAGGAGAAGAGGCGGAAATAAAATCAGGTGAAATATCAGCTGAAAATCGTGACATTATACTCCGTCATTGTATCCAATGATGAGACCAGATTTACCAGCAGCAGCAGTACCAACTTCGATTTGGAGAGCCTTAACACCGTAAAGTTGATCAAGGGTTCTCTTCATTGCGCCTGCACCATATTCGATCGCCTTTTGCTCATCATAGGCAGGAGCCTTTTGCAGTGCGTAAGCTAAACCGTCTTTGTCAGCCATAAAAAACTCAGCATTCGTAAGGATTGGAGCTTCAACGACTGGAACACCGTAAACGCTTCCGATTGTGCCAGAAGGAATTACTGCGTTGCCAAAAATTTGAGCTTGTGTAAATTCTGAGATTTTAAGCATAGCTGTTTTTTGAGCAGGAGAGATAAATAAAGCAATTTGATCTTTACGAGCAAAGTTCTTAGAAAGATATTCAACCATCTCAAGAATAAGATCACGAGTGATGTTACCAGAAGCAGAAACTTCAGTACGTGCAACCATAGCAGCATCAACCAAATCTCTATCGAACATTCTACCGTGAGCAGAAGCTGCCAATTTAACAGTCTCAAGTTCCCAATTAAGAGTTGATTGGATTTCATCAGCAGGATCAATAATCCAAAGAACTTGTTTGTTTTTGTTGAGAAGAAGTTGATCAACAGAAGCTGATACAACTTGTTCAGCACCAGCAACTCCAGAAGCACGATCTTGAGCGGTGAATGAAGTAAGTTTTGGGAAAGAGACGCTCTTATTTCCCTTGGTAGCAAATTGTGATTTGTCAGAAAAGAATCCTGCCAATTGAGCAGAAGCCTTAAGCTCACGTTGAGCCATAGCGATGATGAGGTCCATCTTTGTAGGTGCGATTTGCGTGTTCGAAATAACTGTCATAAATTCTCCTATTTATTTCCGTAAAGTTTATAAGCCAATTCTTCCATTTCTTTAGTCGTCATCTGATCTAAAGATTTATTTGTACTTGTACTGAATCCAGGCTTTTTTGTGAGCATCGTAGTGGCTTCAGGTTGTTTTCTGAGATGCGGCTTGGCTTTAAGCACTGTGTCCACATACTCTTTCATAACATCATCATCCACTGTTAACTCATCAACGTCGATACCTTTTTTCAGGATATCACCAAATTTTGGCTGATTCAATAAATCATCTAGGTCGATCACATCTTCAGCATACTTAGAAATTGATGATCTGATCTTAGAGTTTAGTGTCTCTGCCTTAAGTTTCTTATTTTCAGAAGCAAATTTATCAAGCTTTTTTCTCTCAGCTTCTAGGATTTTGCTAATGTCTTTTTCTTTTCCATTAGATTCTTCGCTAAATTTCTGGAGTTCCAAGTCGGCTAATTTTGCTCTTTCTCTGTTTTTTCTTGATTCTTCAAGTAATCGGTCATTTGTAGCCTTGCTTTTCTCATACTCAGCTTTGTAATCAATTACTGTTGGTTCCACTTCTGGATTTGTGTCCACAACTTCTTGCGACATAATGATGCTCCTATTATAAATTCCCTATTAGCAGGAAATCAATTTATTTCTTCAGTGCTTGTTTTAATGCCCTAACCAATAAGTCAGTTATTCTTTTATTAAACCTATCAAACAAGCCTGTGGGAAGCAATTTTCTTTTAGGTAAATTACCCTTACCAAATTGATGATAAGCAGCTTTTTTGTCTCCAAACTCAACATATAGCTTTCCGGCAGACTTCTTGAACTGCAAAGAACCCATCATGTCGCCAGTGAGGTACATATTGACTGGAGAAACCTTCTTGTTGATAAAATCCCCTCTCTTGATTGCTGTCCTATAGGATTCGGAATACTTTTCAAACCTACCCTCACCTTCGACTGGAGATATGCCTTTACTGATAATGTCCTGTAATAGTCGAATCAACTCATAACCTGCATTGCCTGAATTGAGTTCATCCTGAAATCTTTCTTTCACTTCTTTGTTGTAGTTTTTGAGCTTCTTTAAATCAGCTTTAATCTTGATTGGCATCTAAAAACTCCTGAATAATGCTTTCAAT